CTATTAATTCGTTTACTTATTGCTGAGGAATTCGACAAACCCATTTTTTTTAATAACTCAGGCGTAACTTTTTCACCACGTGCCAGTAATTCATTCACGGCCTGGCTGGCGCTGTGCCCCTGGATAACCGAGTTTTCAATTGATTCTTTAATGATTGTGCTGGCGTGATTATCTAACCGCCATAAACGATCAGACAATTGCAAACCGTCGCTGGCAATAAACGAACGCACATGCTCAAGCGCACCATTTGCCGCGCGGGTAATAAACCCTTCTGGCATGGTGCCACTAAAAGCCTGGCCGGCTATTTGAACCGCCTGTGACTGCCCCGTTTTTAAGAGTTCGTTTCGTGCTGCAGAGAGTTGGCTTAACCGGTTTTCAGTTTGATTAAGTAATTGCTGCAGAGATTCAAGCCGAACACTACCCGTGCTATCTGCATATTGGTGAATGGATAATTGAATATCATTAACCGCACGCCGATAAATGAGCTCAAGCTCTTTTAATGATTCACGGTCGAACCGATTCATTAAAGTGCGTGCACGTGCCGAGGCACGTTTAATCGTCGCTTTAATGCTGGTTCTTTGGTTGTAGGCTAATTGAGGCATTAAAAAGAAAAATCCTCTATAGGCTTTAAGTCTGGTGATATTGATTGCAAACTTTTATCTAAAGGCGGGTCCGCAGTAAAACCAATAGAAATTAATCCTATTTTTTCTGGAATAAAATTATACGAGCAACCATCCACGTCCAATTTTGGCAAAGTAAAATTTATTTTACCTAGTTCAATATTTTTTAGATCTAAATCAATAACAATAAATAAATTTTCATTATTTATTTCAGAAGATAAAACTCTACCTATTAATTTGGATTCATCATAATCTTTATATACAGGCAAGCCCGGCGCCTGCTTTTCCATTTTTTCTAAACTAGGCAAGGGAAACGATACGGTTTTACCGTGCATTTCAAACTCATTGGTGCTTGCTAATTGCCCTCTTACTTTCATTATTTACCCCTGGTTGAAATCGTTGTTGCACTTTCACCTTTGCGCTCATTACCTGGTGTTACTTTTACATTTGGCCCCGAGCTGCTCTCTTCCTCAAGATCATCATCTTGTGTTGGATAAGGATCATTGCTATTAATTTCAGCCTTAAGCCGTTCTTTTTCTTTTGCCGGGTCAATATTTGCTGTTTCAAAAATGGTACCTTTCGATGCACCTAATGCTTGATATTTAAGCGCCCGATCTGCAGATTGATTTGATGTTTCAGTTTTACGCTCTGCAAAACAAACTTTAAAATCATAATTATCCGGATTAATACCCGCCAGTAATAAGTCCAGGCGAAAACCTAACTCATAAACAAAGGCAATTTGATCTTGAATGCTGTCAACCTCTTCATAATAGTCACGCTTAAGGTCTTCCAAAATATCCCGGCTTAAATCTTTGGTATAACCAAACAATCCTTTTGGACCAGGAGAACCGGCAAAGAACGTATCGAGTAAATGAACAACGTCTTCAATCTGGCTTAAGTTTTCATCACCTTGCAACGGTTTAACATCACCCTCACCCTTAATAAAATAATCTGTAGTCTGGTCCCACTTATCATTTTCAATTTTAGTTTTATAGCTATTAAAAAATTCATCTTGTACATTCTTTAATGTGTGCACTTTTCGTTGAGAGGCTCGGGTCTTACGGCGAATAACCATATCCTCTTCGGTCATATCCAATTTTTGCCAGGGCTTGCGTGCAGCATCAATGTAAGGTCGACCCATCGAACCAAAGTCGTCATAGTTATCTGGTGTTAACCGGCCAAGTGATAAATTCCACAAAGGAAAACGGGCAATAACTTGATTATTTAATAAGTCGTATTGCTCATAAGCCACTGCTGGGTCAACAAACATTCCAGACTCACTAACATTAGGCATGAGTGTTTCTGTTGGCATGCGAATACCTGCAACAACCGTTTTGTCCTGCGTTAAAATCCATTGAATAGGTAAGTTTCCTTCAATAATCAAACCGCGTGCATCACTTTCAAGTTTTTCCCGACGGTTTAAATTTAAACGGCGAACATAGTTTTTAAATCGTCGTTGAATTTTTGGACTCATTTCATCTTTAAGTAACAAACCACTTTTAACCGCATCACGCGCCATTTTGATATGAATTCTTTTAACACGGGGATCAACTCTATCCATCATGCGGATATCCATAATCGTTGCACGCAAAGCAAAATCAACCTGAAACCGTTGTTGTAAATATTTAATTGAGGCATCTGGTGTAGCCCTTGAACCACGTTCACTAGTCACTTCACTAAGTGCACCTTGTGAATACAACGCCTGGGCTAAAGCCTTAGGAGGTAATTGACCTAAACCCATGGTATTAAATTTTGCTTGCGTCTCTGCGAGTGATTTTTTCATAACCTTGCCCTGTTTTGCGGGTTGTTAAAATAAAGTAACCAGGATAAATAATTAGCCAACATCATTGGATCACTCGGTAACCTGTTGGGAGGTTGGCCAAGCTGATCTTTACGTTCACGGGTTCGAGTACTGATCACGGTTTCAACACCTGCAGAACCGCGAGTAACCAAGCCCCATAATGCAGCCATGTAAGAATCAAATAAATCATCACCTATTTTTTTCTTAGCCATCTTGTATATTGAATAACTGGTTTTACTAACCTCGGGAACAATATTTATAAGCTGTTTATATAGTGCGCGAAAATCTTCTGTATCTGGATTGGTTTCTTCTAAATCATCAAAGAAGGGAACAGCGGCGTGACCACTATGAAAATTGCTTTTAACAGCTTGTGCCATTTGATGTTTAATCATTCCTTCAAAACGCATTGGAGAAAACGCCCATTCAGACCAGGTGCTGGCCGTACTGTCACCGTTTCCTATGGCCCGACGGTCTATTGCTGTTAAACCTTCATTAAAAAGTTTTTCATTTAATTCTGTAAGCATACCTATACCATAAGCATCACCGAGCGCCACATCGGGCATGAAGTACTCCCAATAACTAAACAGGTCTTCTTTAACTATTTTTTCATCGGTACCCGGAGCCCACTGGCGGCAAAAAATAGGAACGGTATAAGAGCCAATTTGTTCTAATACAACAAGGCCATATTTTGAACTTTCCGGAATTTCACCATGGCCAGAGTGGTCATAGCCAAAACTAATTAATCCACGTTTTTTATATTTCACACCGGGCAAGGGTTGCACTATTTCCAAATTAGCCTGGAGCCCAACCATCATGGCGCGTCGAAGATGTTTTTCCCAGACTAAATTTTTACCTGAAGTATTTATGCAAAGTAACTGGCGCGTAAATTCATCTTCACTTAAATTATCACGCATATTTAAAATGAAATTTTCATTTAGCAAACCCATGCTCATACCATTGACAGCATGCATTATGGGAATGGGATATTTATAATTTTCTAATTCAATGCTGTCCTTGTTGAGGTAACCTAAATCAATTAAACGTTGAGCTTCTATTTTTGCGCGCTCATTGTGAAAAGCACCAATAACGTTATAGGTACCAGAATCAATTAAACCGGTTAATGTATCCGCGCCTTTATATACACCGGTAATTCTAATTTGCGGGTCATTTTTACTGTCTTTGCTGGCACCCAGTCTGTCCGTTGCGCCTAACATTAATAAGAAATTAGCATAGAGGCGTTCTTTGGGCATATCGTCAACCTCTTCCAACGAGGCCATGGTTAAATCACCACCATCCACCTGGGCCATAATGCCCTCTGCAAAAGCTTTACTTCTATTTGCAAACTGGTACTTAGTATCAGATTTTTGTTTTCGGCCATTCTTATGCGCAATGTAATTACTAAGCACGGGTGAACGGTCTATTGCTTCAAGGTGGTAATTTAAGTTTGTTATAGCTTGTGCTTGCCGTGGCGCCACAATGCCCTCTTCCTGGTCGGCATTACATGCCAAGTACTCCAAATTGAATAATTCTTTCACTGAAGTTTTGCGAGTTCGGCGCGAAGAAAAATCGATCGTGTTATTAAACTGATCCATTTCCTTCATTTTTAAAATTTGAACCGGGTCCAGTTCAACATCATGAATATGTTTGTGCCACATAGCATGGTCACCGGCATAACGTTTAATTTCACGCTCAGCCACATTCTCAAGCTTGAGTCGTTGCGTTGCTGAGGTGCGCTCAGCCATTAATTAATATCCTTAATTTTTTGTTGATTAATGACTGGATGTTCTATGTGACTGCCTTTAATTAAATCTAATAATTTATTCGAATTAGCTTCGAGCCGCTGCTGAAAACCGTGTTCACTTTCTTTTATTTTGCCGTCTTGCTCAATAAACCCTTTCATCAAATCATTTTCATCCTGAACCTTCGGCGTCATGCCCAAATCTTCGAGTGACATTGACAATTTACTGACATATTCAATAAGCGGTTTCATGAGTGGGTGAGCTTGATGGTCATACATTTGGTGTTCTTGGTTGTTGTCATCCTTCCATTTGGCTAAATGAAATTTTCCGTCTTTATCGTAATACCAGGTCGGGTTTTTAAGCTGAGGACCACCATCTGCAGCAATAGTAATAATCATCCAGTCAATCATGGTACGCATGGCGGCATGGGTTTCAGCAAATTGCCCCATTAAAAGCTCAGGGTCTTTATTCTCAAAAGCCACTTGGTGGCGAAGCATTACCTCAGCACGTTTAAGGCAAGCCTTATGGTCAACACAAACCTCATCAGGCTTATATTCACAATCATCACACTGAGGATATCGACCGGGTTTAGCGGGGAAATATTGAGCAGTCTTAGCAAAAAGACCGTGCTTCATAGCGTTTAAGCGGGTAATTTGGGCCTCTTGTGACGTGGGATGCCCTTCGAGATTCTTGGCAGAATTTGCCCTTCCTTCTGCTGTACGTGGCCCCGTGGCCATGGTGTTCGCTTTGAATATATTCTTTTCCCACGTAACCTGTGGCGCTTCCTCACCACACTCCGGACAAACAGCAAAATATTCAAAAGGATGCCAAGGCCTATCCTCAACATCCTCAATTCGAGCAGGAACCTCTTCGAATTTCGTTTTGCAGTGGGCACAATCAAAATTAATCTTATTTTTAGGGCTTATCATTACCCATATATTGGTAAAAATAATACTGCAAGATAAGGGACAACTAGGTTAAACGCCTGTTTTATGCTACTTTACAGAGCTTCGAGGGTAAATCTAGCTTAAGTCGAATGGTTCCCAGTAAGGAATGCTCGGGGAGCCACCTTTCCTCACTATGAACCGGTTCACTTGATACAAATGCTAGCAAGTGTTCCGGCTTATAGTGAATCCTAACTGTTTCATCATTTACTTCAATTTTATCTATAAATCCTGAAAGGAAGCCTCGGGCCTCTTTTATTTTATTTGGGTCTAAAATAAAACCCTTACAAACAGAAAGCAAATCTTCTAAGTCATTTGACAATATTGGAATTTGTGGCGGCTTTTCAGTGGTTATTGCATTAAGTTGAGATTCAAACTCTTTAATTTTTGAATTGTGTTCTAAAAGCCTGGGTTTTACATCGGCTAGATTTAATTCTTCAGGATCTGAGTCTTCTAATAACTGATAAATCTTTTTTCTTTTATTTTGAACTGTTAATAATTTGGAGTTTATTGTATTTATTTTTATTCTTTGTTGAGTGTGCCAGGTACCCGAAACCGTTTTTAATTCTTTTGCTATACCTATTAAAATATTTTTTTTAAATATTTTTTCAGCTATTTGTTCTAATAAAAAATCATCAATATGGTCAGCTCTTACTCTATGACCTTCACACAGATTATCTTTTTGTTTGTTTCTACAGTTGTAATAAAAATATCTCTGGCTTCTTCCTTTTGCTGTTTCAGTTTGCATGCTGGCTGAACATTTTCCACATTTCAACATACCAGTAAACAACCGAGTACTCTTAGGGGAACTCGCACCAAGAACTGGTACGGCTTCATTCATTAAAATTTGTACGTTTTCCCATACATCAATATTAATTATTGGTTCGTGGCTCTCAACAATAATCCAGTCTTCTTTTTTTCTTGTTCTTTTATTTTTTCTATCTTTTTTATTAAAAACTGTTTTACCAATTACTGCATGATTTCTAAGTAAGGCTGAAATAGTCGCTTTACTCCATCTTCTTCCTCTATTAGATAAATCATCATTATTCAAAGTAATTGCTATTGTTTTTGAACCAAAACCTTTGGCTCTCAATTCAAATATCTTTTTTACAATAGGAGATTCCTGCATATCTTTTTGTAAAACTTTTCTTTTTTCGTCAGCAAGTGAAGGAA